AATCCTAATTTCCGAAGAAGCTGCAACAGCGGAAAAAGGTCTGCATCCATTAATTTTCTTAATGTATACGGTCTTTCCACAACTTCTTCTGCCTGAACTTCGGCAGCCTGCATTGCTTCATCAAATTCTATTGCTGTTTCCACCGCTTCTTTCGCTACTTCCTTAATTGCTTTGCTCATAGGTTATCTTCTCCTTACGCTGCTGTTTTGTTGGGTACAAAAATATAAATAGGCAGGGTATCATGCGCATCATCAAAGTCTGCGTTGCACTCAAATGTTGCCTTCAGGACTGCTGTTTCTTTGTTCTTTGCTTCAAGTTCAAAGCCGGATGTACAAAGGGCATTTTCCATGATGATAATGCATTCTGTACCATCAGACATTGTTCCGACAAATGCAATGTTATCAAGGTAATCAGATGCTTCAATCAGTGCCTTTGTGGTCAACTGTGAATATTTTGGAATCAAAGAACTCTGTTCTGTACCAATGATTGCACGCAAGAAAGATTCCTTGGTGTGCTGTGCAAGATTGGTTTCAAGCGTTCCTGTTTCGCCCTGCTTCTGCGTTAAGCCTTTAACCTTAACAAGTGCGCCATCAACTTCAATCTGTGTGATTTCTGACATAATAGACAGTTTGTTTCCACCGGATGTTGCACCAAGAACATTTTCATCCGAAGAATCCCAATCACCCACGATAAAATCACCGACTTTGGGTGTTGAATAATCTTTTGCAACACTGATAAATGATACACCGGGATTTGTAATCTTTGATATCTGAATTGTGGTTGCTGTTTCTTTGGCTTCATCTTCCACGATTTGAATTGCCCCTGCTTCATATCCTTCTCCGACTTCTTTTGCCATTCTCCACACCCATTTGAAGTTTTTGAACACAACTCCGGCATTCAAAATAAAATCATTAGGTGTTGTCTGTGTAATACCTGATTTTCTCATTATTCCACGCTCCAATCCTTTATTTTTAGGTTAATTTGTATCTTCTTCAGGTCTGCATCACCTGTCGGGATATTTCCCAAGGTGTTTGCATAAAAAATGGCAACCCTTGAACCTGATTCAGTGGTTGCCAATCTTCCCCCGATTGCAGGGAAGTGTTTCTTTATTTTGTTTTTAACTTCTTCCAAATCTCCGTGTGCAGTGATGCCCCTTGTGAACACATTCAGAATGAATTGCGTTTCCTGCTCACCATCTTCATCCAATGATTCAATTTCCTGATATTCACCGGTGACATATGGGTATTTCGGCTTGCCTTTCCATTCTTCAAAATCATAATTGATTCCAAGGGCATCCATTTCATCTGCTATGACTTTTGATACACTCATTTCATGCTTCCTTTCAGAACTTCTTCTGCCCTGCGGATCAGCGCATTCTTCAGGCTGTTAAAGGCACGTTGGAATGCTCTGTGTGGCTTTTTACCATAGGTGTGATGCCATTTGCCTTTATCATCCTGATAATACCAACCGCCTTTTCTACCATCACCATTCAAGGCAAATTCACCGGTTCCGAATTCTTCCCAAATGCTGTTCTCTAATGGATTTCCAACAACGCATTCATCCTTGGATTCATCAACAACATAAGTCCACGCATTCTTTGTCTGCCCGGTATCACCAACCCTTGAATTGCGTTTCACCTGCGCTTCAAGTTCACCGCCTGCTTCGTACAGATATGCAATACCTGCATTCTTCAACGCTGCCTTCACCTTGGCACTATTATCAGTAAATTTGACGGACATATTATTGCCCCCCTGTGTACTTCAAATAGATTTCCCATTGCTTATGCAACTTCATTGGATCATCATAAACCATAACATCATACACAAGGCCATCTTCATCAATTACCCTGCTGTTTTCAGCCTTTACACCTTCAACAAGTGGTTCATAGTCAGCCAAAAACATATGCGTTGATTCCTGAATCTTTGCATTGAATGTGGTGCGCTTGGAATCCCCGGCAGAAAAGTCAAGGAATCCTTTCAAGGTCTGTACGGTTTTCCATTCAGGAACACGGCTTCCTGCTACATCCCTTGTGGTGCCACTTATTACCTGAATTTCTATTGATGTGTTTCCACCAATCATATTAAACACCCCCACATCAGAATCTTGCTTTTTTATAGCCTTTCAGAAATGCAATATGCTTTTTCGGCACACCGAATTCTTCATCAAGGTCAGTTTCCGTTGAATCCGTTACATAGGTTACCGAATGCCGGGATAATGTTTCTGATTGGATTTCTTTCTTGGATGTATCACCGCTGTTTGCAGCTTCATTTTTAAGTTGCCATTTAAGGATATTCACCGCACCCATAATAACATCCATGGGATATTCAACCTTTGTGACAAGTACCGCTGATTCATCCAACAGTGCAGTGTTCAGTTCAATCATGTTATCTTCAACCGCTTTTATCACATAGACACCATCACTATAAATGGATTGTGATATCTGCACTGTATCACCCACTTTCAAAAGTGGTGTTGATAAGAACAACTTCGTTGCCATGATAGGGCAGGTAAACCGGAACCCGGTCTTTTGGAAGTTGTTGTTTGTGCGTTTCCTGATTGTCAATTCCAATGCCTGAAGTTTCGCTTCAAGTTCAAAATCTTCCAATTCAGTTTTGATATATTTCCTTGCTTCTTCTATTGAAATAATCATATTGCACCGCCTATTCTGCGGAAGCTGTCTTGATTGCTGCAATAATTGCAGACTTGGTTCTTGCACCATTTAATGCAATATTATTTGCAGATGCGTATTCCTTCAGTGCATCCAATTTCATTGCTTCAAGGAATTCCATATCTTCCACTGCTTCCGGTTCTTCTACCGCTTCCGGTGTTTCTGTTGTCTGCTCCTGTGTTTCAGGTTCCATATCTTCCACTGCTTCCGGTGTTTCGGGCTGTTCATCATCTGATGCTTCCTTCACGGTGCCACCGATACTGTCAAGTCTGCCTGCACATTTTGCCTTGATAGACAATTCAGGATAGGTTACAACAGGCACAGAAGTAATTTTTACTTCTGCGCCCACTGTGAATCCTTTTTCATCCCATCTAACGGCATACGCTTTTCCGTTTGCGTATAAGTAAGGCAGTCCATCAACGATTATGAATCTGTTCATGGTCATGCTCCTTTCTTTAGCCGTTTGTCTTGATTACACCCATCTTCACATTCTTGGGATTGAATTTCAGTGCATAGTTATCTGTTGCACCAAGTTCTGCAAATGTAGGTGATTCTTTTGCGATATTGTCAACCGCAAGGGAAACACCGTTGGGATGCAGCACCTTACCCTGCTTGGTATAGAACATATCTGTACCGGCTGCCTTTTCAGGATCATAATTGGTTGTGTACTGCTTTTCATAGTTCTTCTTATCAGCAGAACGGAAAGCACCTTCACCGAATAAATATGTGCTGAATACAGGGAAGCCCGGAACAGAATTATCAACAGTGTAATAATCTGTTACTAAAGGAATCTTACCGCCAATGTGGGGAAGAACCACTTCTTTCTTCAGCGCATCACCGACTGTGAACTTGTCATATTCAACAAGCTTCATTTTCTTGTACTGTGCGAAAATCTTGGAATGCATAACAACAAGACCAAGACCACCGGACATATCTCCAAGTGCCTGCTGCTCCGCATCAATCAGAGTAACCTCATTGATTTTGTTTGCATCAGCAATGGTTCCTTCCTTAACTGCAAGGTCAAGCATGTGATCATCCAATGCTTTAAGACCAAGAACAGCCTTTGCAATGTTCATCAGTTCGTTTTCCCATACCTGTGTATAGTAACCCTGAATCTTGCCCTTGATGTTGTTTAAGGGATTTGCACCGGTTAATTCCTTAGTGAAATCCTTTGCCTTGAATGCCTTCATTCTCTGAATCAGCATACAAGTCTGCTTGTCACCTGCAATTTCAACAGGTACGTTATCTGTTAAACCGTCATTGTTTAACGCTCCCATGTTTTCATCATGGATGTTCAAAGGCTTGTAAAGTGGAATAGTTGCCACATTACCCTTCTCACCGATTAAATCCATGATAGAAGCATCCTGCTGAACAATGCCGGAAGCCATGATGGGATTTGACCAAAAATCCGCTTCCTGCATCATATCTCCAAATACTTCTTCGTCAAAATAGAAACCGCCAAATAAACCTTCTCTTGCCATAATTCATCATCCTTTCTTTTACTTTGCAAGTTGTTTGTATAACTGCTCATTTTGCTGTTTTAAGGCAACACGTTCTTCGTATGTCATACTTCTGAACTGTTCCTTTGTTACCGATTTGTCACTATAGTTCTGTGGCAAGCCTTTGTTCTCTACCGGAACATAGCCATCACTGCCTTCAGCCTTGCCTTCAAACATTGTCGGGAACTGTGTTTTTAAGCCGGACAGCTTATCATCCCAACCTTTGATATTTTCATTTTCATCAAGTTCTAAGGTTTCACCCTTTTCCTTCAACTTTTCATTCAGTTTGAATGTCAGATAATCAACATCCACTGCCTTTTCAGAAAGCAAAGCGACTTTGATTGCAGACTTGATTTTTGTTTCCTGAAGTTCTGCCTGAAGTTTAGCGTTCTCCGCTTCGTATTCCGTGAACTTCTGCTGCATTTCCTCATTGCCCTTAGATGCCTTTCGCAACTCTGCAATCAGATTGTTTGCATTTGCGATTTCTGCATCCTTTCCGTTCAATGTTTCCTGCAAGGAATTATATTTCCCGGCACTCACATATTCACCTTTTCCAAGGTTTCCAATCTTGATCTGATTGTCCTTGTTTGCTTCATTGCCATTGTGGGCATTGATTGCCTGCACTACTTCATCATAAGTCAGGGCTTTGTCACCATAGATTGCTTTTAAAAACTCCATATCCTTTTCCTTTCCTTTGCCTTTGTTTTTAATTGTGGTATCTCCACCGGCAAGCCTAGTTTTAATGTCATGCGACAGGACATATTTTGAAGGTATAAATGCCACCTTCAGGGCAATATAAAAGGCACCCTATCGGATGCCTTAAAATCAATATTCAGTTATGGTTTAATAAGTTTCCCATTCTTCAGCAGGTACAGAAGCTTTGTATTCTGTACGGCTGTTCCCCGGTAATTTGTGATTCCGTTTGCTTCGGCAATCACTTTTCTGTATGCAAAATTGGTGCCGATTCCAAGGGAACGCAACGCTGTGACAATGCTAACCGTTGCGATCTCACATTTCGGGAAATAAGAAACCTTCTTTGCTGTTCCTAAAAATTCAGCATCTAATGCTGCAATTTCAGGATATTTGTTGTAAATACTCATAATGGTATTGATGTATGTTGGGGAAGTCGCATAACCACCTTCCTTGATGGCTGTTATGGTGCTTTTTGCATTAGGATTGTTTGCTGCTTCTCTATATCTTGACAAGCTACAAAGCAAATCCATATAATCAGCAATCGCATCTTCCACGCTGTCATATGCTCTGAAATTATCCCGGATGGTTACATACTCACCATAGAATTCTTTTGTCCTTGTGTTGTATGAACCACCTTTCCAAGCATCACCATATTTTACACCTGTACCAACCTTGAAGCCGAACAATCCGTTTGCCAAAGTCATTGCTTTAGACGTTCCCCATGCAGATTCACAGGCACCCTGTGCAACGCATATTCCCGGAAGAATCCATTTCTTCCCGGCTGCTTTTCTTTCCCTTGCTTCTTTAAGTGCTGCGGCTCCAACCTCTTTGATGAATGATTTTACCTGTGCTTTAGTTGCCATATAGCATCACCCTTTCTATTGAATCATCATTTCTGATTGAATCTGTTCCTGCACATCAATATCAGGATGCGTGATGCCTGCATTTACATTGCCCTGCATAATCACAATAATCACAAATGGTGCAGCAAGAAACCCCACCATCATGAACAATGCCAACAATATCATCAGTACATATTCAATCTTCTGTTTCATGCTTACTTTCCTTCCATCTGCGAAATAGCCTGAATCACTTTATCATATCCAAGCATTGCGCCCAACCAATTAGCACATACCATTAAAAAGATGCAGATGATGTTCAGGGAAGTCCATGCGATATCATTCCATAAATAATACACGGATGTTCCGACACCGCCCACGATAACCGCCACAATCAGCACCAATACGTTTGATGCATAATTCACCATCATGGCATCAAGGAACTTCTTAATACCTTCTGTGAATAAGCTTGTGACGATTGACAAAATGGTTAATAGTAACAAAAAAATCTGAACTGTCATTCTTCTTTTCTCCTTTCTACTCTGTTTGAATGATAGATATAATTACTTGTGTCATATCAAGTTCACCACGCACTTCTTCGGGAAGGCTTTGGATCACCTTGATTGGCACCTTTGTCCTGTTCTCTGACTTTGCTTTCCAATAATAGAAGCCGGATGAAACTGCTATTTGCGCCATCCATGCCACATCTATTGTCACAAAATCAATGTCAGGAAATATGATTGTGCATAAAAAAAGGACTATTAATATCAAATAGTCCACAATCAACAGTATTTTTCCGAATTCATTCGTTCACTTCTTCATGATAAACACCCCTTTCTTTGCATATTAAAAGGGCATTTCTGCGGGTTGTTTGCAGATAATGCCCCTTATAAAAAAGCACCCTGCATATTCTGCAAGATGCTTTCTAAATAACTTTAATTTCCTTTATGTCTGATTCTTCAAATTCAACAGACACGCTTCCGGTATCAACAATAATGCTTTCATTTCCCGATTCATTATCTTCGGGGGAAACATACACATCAACCAATCCTTCCCACTCTTTCCCGGAAGTATCTACAATATGAACTTTTTTGTTGTAATACTGTTTTAAACCCATATTAATTATCCTTTCTCGGCACTATGTGTGAACCTGTTTTTGAATAGTGTATTGTTGCTTTCTTTGTATCTGTTGCATCACCTGTGTCGGGATCAACATTGGTTCCTATAGTCTTATCAGATGCAACTTTCTCCTTGTTGCTCCATTCACCATTCGGCTTGAATACCGGTTCGCCTGTTCCACTTAATTCATTAACAAGTTTCTGTGCATCTTCAGCAGTTCCCTTTATATAGCTTCTACCTTCTATATAATCTTTGTTGCCTTTGATGTGCCTGTTCTGCTTGTCTATATTAATTGTAGTAGACACTTTGCCTGATTCAATAGCCTTTGCCACTGTATCTGATTCTATTGTACTACTTTTACCAATATTTTCAAGTGGTGTTTTCCTGAAATACTTATCAACCACACCAAGAACCTGTTTTGAATATGTCAAATCTGAACCATATTTTGAAGGCAATTCTAAGCCAAGTTCAACCATTTTTGATTGTGTGAATGCTTCTGCTACAAATTCGTCAAGTGATTTATTTGAATGCTCATAACTGCTAATCCACCGCTTAGTATCATTCCCAACATCTTTCATATATGTTGTTCTGATTTTCCTGATTTCTTTCCAAAAGTCTTGGTCTTTTGTCAAACCATACTTGTCAGCATCTGCGTTTGATAGTGTATGAAAGAATTCATGTATTGCAGTATATTCATAAGCATCACTCACTCTCATTGTTGCGCCTGATATATCAACATCACCTGCGCCACCTTTTGCGCCAACTGTTACTTTCTGAAGTCTTGTTTCGTAATCATTTGACAGTTTTGAAAGAATCTGCTGTTGTTGTGCGTGCTTTTCATCTTTACCTTTCCAATCAAATTGTATTTCTTCACCGTTTTTATTTGTAGGCTTCATCTTTTGTGCGCTCTCTCGGACACGCTCTGATGCCTGCTTGTACTTTTTGCTAAAATCCTTCAGACTATCAGCTTCAATAATAGCAAACTGCGTTGTTCCATCATCATCAACCAAAACAGGTGCATCCGGTGACCATTTTGTATAATCATTACCCAATGCCCATCTTGCCCTTTGAAGTAATGCACAACGGCAATTTATCACTTCTTCTGCACTACCGCTTGGATCGCCCGGGTACATCAAACCATTGCTGAAAGGCTCGTCCAATTCCCGGACTTCACCATCAAGCTTTCTGTGTGAATCTCTTGTTTTGCCATCAAGTGAAGCATCCCATTGTTTCACAACATCAGCACCCTTGCTTTTGGCTTTGTGCTGTGCATCAAATGATGCCTTGGTTTGAATCCTGTGCGCTTCTGTTCGGGCTATCCGCATTGCATTGTTCTTGGGTATTCTTGCCCATGAAGCAATGTTCCGGGTGATTTCCGAATACATTTGACCGCTTGACAATCCCCGGCTGATTTCCCCGGTAATTTTCTTCTTCAGGTCTGTGATATCATGCCCCATAGAAGCGTACAGGCTTTCAGATAGCTTTGTGTCTGCCTGAATAGCCTGCACAACCTGTTCTTGGTCTATCGGGAATATAAGTGGAATACCCTGATTCTGTAATGAATACATAGCGCCAACAAATCCTTCTTCGTAACTCTTTGCCAAGTATTCTGACACCGTTTCAAATTCATTGCTGTGCAGTGTTTCAAGTATTGCTTCAACCTGCTTTTTCAAACTCTTTTGAAATTCCACTTGGTAAATCACATACTGTTGATCTGCATCCTGCCTTCCCATCAATAGTGCAATTTTATCATTAATTTCAGCCAAAGCATCTTTGTAATTTTCTTCTATTTTCTTCAACACTGCCTTTTCGCTATCGAGTTGTGCCTGCATGACTTCTTTTTCGTACTTCTTCAATCTTTCACCTTCTTTCAGGCATCAAAAAAGCACCCTATTTCTAGGATGCTTGTGTTTTTTATTTTACTGTCAGCGCCTTTTCCACCGTCCAACCTCTTTTTAATCTACCTTCTATAGTTGCCTTTGAAAGCCCTGTTATTCTCGTCCACTCTGCAATTGTGTGGGTTTCTTCATTTAATGTCAAATTTGCGCTTGTTGTTCTATTGTTAGCCTGTTCTTCTTTCGTTGCCCACCTACAATTACCCGGTTCATAATTACCATCATTGTCTATTCTATCAATGGATAAATCATCAGAATATCCATTTTCCATTGACCAATCATAGAACGATTCGAAACTGTCCTTCCATTCATTGCACATTGTGATTCCCCTGCCACCATATTGCATATAAGAATCACGATTTGGATTGTAACACCGTTGCTTTATACCTCGCCATATATTATGTAATCGTGTTTTGCTTTTACCATGTGTTTTAAATGATGGAACCGTTGCCCTTTTGCAACCACAAGAAACAATCAATCCCCTTCGTAAATTATGACCATTTACTATGGTTTTGTTTCCACAATCGCATTCACACAACCACGTTGCACTTCCGCATTGTGTTCCTTCACGTTGCAAAACAACCAATCTTCCGAATCTCTGATTGGTCAAATCAATTACTTTACTCATATTGTCACCTTTACCCTTTCGGCAACACCCAAATTGTAATGCACGGAAGGGCAGTGGGTATTCTGCCTTTATCGTGTTGCAATCACTATCCGTGCATCATTATTTTACCATAATTATACAATTTCTTCAACAGGTGGTTCATCCTCTACCACCACACTATCCAATGCACCCTGTGCATCCTGCACTGCATTTTCTGCTTCATCAGGATCAGGAAGCTTACCTTTGATTTCCTCATAGTCAAAATCAAGAATTTCACAGATAGCCTTCATCAGTGTTTCATTGTCAAGCAGTGATGCAATATTCTGAAGCGTTGTCACTTCTGTTTGCTTTCTCTGTGCTTCTGTTAATTCGATTTGTGCATTCTCCTGTGCATTTGACATAATTTCCGGCACAAATTCAAATCTTACAATGTCAAGGCTGTAATCTGTCTTTTCACGCTCATTGATTTCTGCAAGAACCGCTTCAACTACTTCCTGTAAAAACAATTCTAATTGGTCAATGATTTTGTTACACCGCAATTCCAATAAGGAATATGCAGCTTTGATTGCAATGTTGGTTGTTGCACTTGTATCTTTCAGGCTGTGCATATTCAACCCCATTCCGAACCGGTATATATTCTTTTCATCCAAATCAAGTTTTTCTTTTCTTGCCTGATATGGAATATCTACCGTGTGAACCTCAACACCGCCATCTTCATCAAGTCCGATAAGCTTCTTTGTTTTGAGATTGGTCTGTAATTTCGACAAATCATCCCCTTCAAATCCCTTTACTACGTGAAGCGGTGTGTCAAAATCAATCAGGTTATTTGTCAGGGAAGAAGCATGGATATCATAATCATCAATCAATGCCTTCACTGCTGTCAAAAGGCTTTTCCGCTTTTTGTTATAGTCAAGCCGGAAGAAAGGCAACAGGTGATAGTCTTTTTTTGCAAATACCTTTCCATCTTTCTCATAAATGGCATGTGGTCTTGGATTCATTTCCGCACTATCATCAACCAAGATTTCGCCATTGTCTGTCTGTTTGTAGTAATATGTATTTTCATCATCTATCACAAGGATTTTCCATTGTGTACGGCAATCCTTATCTATGCGGTCAACATATTTATAGATTCGTTGGTCTTTGCCATCCTCTGCAAATCTTCCTTCTACTTCAACCACACCAAGGCAATCAGCACTTTCAAAGGTAAGCCTATCATCCTTGCCCTTGTAGGCATACATATAATCAAATCCCTTTGCCTGCATACCTGTGATAACTTCGGATAACTCCACCCGGAACCGCTTGTTTTTGTTGAAATACAAATCAAGTTCTGCCTGCAATGCCGTATTATCCGAATTAATAAATCCTTCGCTGCCTGAAAGAATAAATTGTGTTGCCTGATCCACCAATTCTGTAAAGAATGGATGCGGAATTCGGACATTTGACCTTGTTTTGTCCTCTACAAGTTCATTGTCTGCATTCCAATAAAACATTCTGTATTCCAATATGTCATGTAAGCCTTCATAATACCGCTGACCTTCAGCAGCCTTTTTCTTTAACACTGAAGCTGAATCTTCAAGTAAAAAGTTCTTTATTTCCTCTGTTGAAAGCATCTTGCACCGCCTTTCTATTTGCCCCATACAGGGCATTTTGTTTATTCGTGGGTATTTCTTCACCCTTGTCCTTTAAAATTGATTCCGTGGCATCCTGTGCGCTCACAGGCTATTAATACAGCCACTTCTTGCCCTTGATATGCTTTTCTAAGGCATACCGCATGGCATCCATCAGGTGGTTAAAATCATCAATAGGTTTGTTCAGCTTA